GGACGTCTCCACGATCTGCCAGCCGGTATCTTTCGACCGACAGCCTACCTGTGAGGCGATATTACGGAACATCTCGTCCGAGATATTCTCATACTTGCCGTTCATGATACTGCTGATCGTGCCGACACTGGTGTTCTTCAAGCTGCCAGCTGCCTTGTTCTGGCTCGGATATTTGGCGACGTATGTCCGGAGTGCCTCACGGATCACGTCCTTTTCTTTGGTACTTAGTTCGTTCATATCGTTTATATTTTATAGATTATAATTTCTTGCTTTACAGTTTGCCTGCCACCTTGCGCATGTCAACAACCTTATTCTCCTTCAGTTGATCCCAGGTAAGGAGGCTGGCTTTCTTAGTCGCACGACCGATACGATATTCTTCCGGATTCCGGCTATACTTCCCTGTACGGCGGTCGATTTCACGTTGCACCTCGGCGGTTACACCTTTCAGTTTCGGTGTACTCAGACCGTGCTGTTCCGGAGCTACATTGTAGGCATATTCTATTTCTTTGGCAATCACCTGACGGTCGATACGATCCTGAATGTTCGCTTCCTGTTCCAGACGTATAAAGGCGGCCTCGCCCTCCGTCTGGTCCTGCAAGGCACGATGGATGACCATATAAGGCTCGGCCACCCGTTCGAACCGCCGGCCACCGGCATTGTCCTCCCAATACAGGCGAATACCGCGAAGGTCGTTCGGATCATACTTGACATAGAACCGGCGATAGGTATTTTTCATGCGCCATTTATGATCGGGCACGCCGGGACGCTCGTACACCTCGTAAGGCAGTTTCTTGTCGCCGATGGTGATCTCTATGCCCGAATCAGTGAAGGTGGCAGGCTTTTTCGTCCATATCCAAAAGATATCCACCATGTCATAGACCGTCACCACGTCCGTCTCCTCGTTTACACTTTTTTCGTACATCTCAATGCGGGGAATCCCGGTCGCCGGATGTTTGGCCTCGTTCCAGGCCTTGCGTGCTTCAGCGTAGTGGGCTTTCAGTTCCTCCAAAGTGAAAAGTTTGTCCTTGTTCGCCTCGACAAACTCCAAATTCGGACGGCTGCTCTCCTTTTTGGCGGTAATGTTCATACCGGTAAACCGCCAGTCCTTATTCAATTCCTGTTGTTGGAAACGGTTAAAGATGCTCTCTATCGTCTTACTTTGCCCGCTATAGGGGGCTGTCGGGCGGTGCACATGGCAGATCAGATCAAAGAAACCCGGCTCTTTCTTTCCCTTTTCCTTCTCCAGCCGCTTATGTCCGCCCTGGTTGTCGTGCACGATCTCGTAAGGCTTGTGCCCGCTAACCTGCACGGCCATGCGGTAGGCGTTATATTGCGCCTCGAAGTTCTCGTGATCACTGATGTAATAACCCAGTAGAACCTCGCTGTAGGCATCCACCACCTCGTACACCATCGTGGTGCGCATATCCCCGTTCTCGTCCTGATAATACAAGTTCAGTTTCGTACCGTCGCCATACCAAAGCGTGTCGCGGCGTGAAGGCAGTTCCGTACGGTGCTTGCGGCCGAAACGCTGGTGCGCCGACATCTCGCCATGTACGGCGTCCCACCAAAGCGGCTGTATCTCCGGGCGGTTAAACCACATCGTCAGGCTGCGTTTGCTCTTCAGTTCTTTCCAGCCCTTTTCCGGTACCACCCGGTTGTATTCCTCGAATATCCGTGAGTCGGTATAAACCGGAACCCGGCTGCGTTTCAAAGCGATCAGGAAACGACCTGCCTCCTCGGTTATTTTCAACGTACTGGCGTTGCCTACCTTGCCGGAGATAAGGGAAGGGTATCCCTGTAATTTGTAACATCGGATTTTCCCCCTCAGTCGCGCAAGGTTTTCCGGCAGGGTATGACCATAGATTTCGCGCAAGTTCTCGCTGGTGGCGGCGACACATTCCCACAAAGTATTGAGGCTGTTGCCTAACATCTTCCGGTTGGTCGTCTTATCTTCCAAGTCACACACCAAGGTATTCAACACCGAAGCATTCAAAGTATATTCTGCTATCAACTTTTTGCTAAGCCCTGTTTGAACACCGTTCATGTCGTATTTGAACGCCTCGTAAAACTCTCTTGCCTTTTCGTCTATTTTCACCCTGTTTCTCATACGTTGTAATTTTAATGCTTCTACCGGATCACCATATTTCGCCACATAACGGGCCTTGTATTTTTCAGGGAGCGAGGAATAGATAATCAATGCGTAGGAGCCTTCGCCACCGCCACGTTGGGCACGTCTAATATTACCGCGTTTAATGTTTTGCCGTAAGGTAGCCCCACTTATTATAGGATCATCCCCTGAAGTAAGTTCCTCGTAGGTTACGCATAGTTCGTTTTCGAAATATTCCATCACTCAGCCGTTTTACTTACTAAAAATCTTCCAGTTTGTCTATCGGCACTCTTTTTATCAGCCGCACGGAATTGCCGAAGTTCAATACTGCCCAAAACATCACCCAAATCGAATTGCCGTCCGTCAATCCCGCCATCAAGGTAAAACTGAGCAGGAAGTAAACGACATACAGCTTTTCTTTTCCGGTAAGGGTGTGCCACCAGACAAATTCACCTTCAAACGGTTTTAACAAATTCTTCCTCATGGCTTGTATCATTTACCGGTTCGTCACCCACTTCGACACCACCACGCGTCAAAGCCATTTTCCGGATCGCCTTCGCCAGCTTGGTATCCTTCCGGTAAGCCAGCGAATGCGACACCATCTCGTAGGTGCAGTTCATCAGTAAAGCGATCCGCTTTACCTCTCCATGCTCAACTATGATTCGTTTCTTCATTTCTATATCTGTTTTAATCCGTTATTGTTGTTACTTACTTGTGAGCGATCCCGGATTCGAACCGGGGACAATGGCTTCTATGGATAAGTTTCGCCTGTTCTACCTGCCTGAACTAATCGCCCGCCCATCTTTCCGGGCTGTCCTAACCCACAATCTATTTGCCTTAGAATAATTCCACTTGTTGCTTACATGTACTGTCGTAGAAATAGCCATCGGAGTAGAAGGCTATTACCAAGCCGTCGTTATCCACTATGTCAATCTGTGTATTATAGATATTGTTTCCATAGCGTATCTCCAGCGTACAGTTGTTGTAGCGTTTACCTCCGGTTTCTACGCCGCGTTTATCCTCCACCAATCGTTCCGCTAAATACACGGCCTGACGGCTCTCGATATCCATTTCTTGCCAACTATTACGGTCACCTGACTTTCGAATTACTTTCATATACTTGATTTTTAATGTTATTATTCAGCATTTTCCACCTTAAAAGGAAAGTCCCTATCTGCCAATACCCGCTTCACAAAAGACAGGTCGTGTTTATCTACCGGGAAGAACACGGCTTGATAGTCCACACTCGGATAAGCCTTGATAGCCGTTTTCTCTGCCATTCTCTTAACCAGTTCGTAAAGAAATCCGGCTGTTTCTGCCGTCGCCTGAGCGATAATCACTTTTGCCTTCATCGTTTCTTATTTATATTCGTTTATAATCGGTTTCAAACTCACGCCGTAGCAGCTCATCAAGCGCCGGATAAGATTCTTTACATAAAAATCGG